CAACAACTTTTTCTTTTTTTGTTTTTTCCATGATATAATATAATAAAAATTAAAAAAATAAAGGCATTGGGTGCCGAAGCACCCGTACCTTTAATTGATATTAAGAATCAAATTTAATGAAGTTGTTTGCAGCTTGAACTACTAAACATCTTTCTGATAAATAGTGAACTTCCATCTTGTCAACGCCAGAAGATGTTGCTCCACCTACTGAACCTGTTACCCAAGTTTTTAGTTTTCTATCATCAGCCTGAGAAGCTCTATATCTTACATGTAAGAAAGGTCTTCTAACAGCATTACCTAATCCTTGATCATATACTGAAGATGTACCAGCAGGAATTAATAATCCTTTTAATCCACCAACTAATCCTCTTGTAGAAGGATTGTTTAAATATTTCCAGTCAGTTTTATAAAAGTCATAAGAACCTCTTCTGAAACCTCTAAATCCAAGATTTAAAGCCATATCTTCTGAGTTTTCAAATACGCCATAAGCAGTACCACCTGCAGATCCTGCAGAAATCGTACCTAATAAGTCGTCTAAGTTTAGATTTGCACTTCTATCTAAGAAAAGCATGTTTTCTTCAATAGCTCCTTGCTTATCTAATTCAGTAAGAACCTCATCCCATTCAGCAAGATCACCTGCATCATTGAATTGGTTTGTTGCTATGATACCTCTATTGTCTATCGCAGATAGTAAACCTTCAGAACCAGCAGGTACACCAGCACTTACGTCTGACGCAGCTTTTTCTGCTTCAATCATTACCATTTCCATGTAATCATTAAATCTTGCTCTAGTGTCTCCTTCTGATTTTAGATACCATAAGTACCCGCTATTTCCAGATTCTCCAGAAACTTCAATCCAACCGATCTGAGCTGTGTCAGAACCATTGATTTCAAAGTGATCTTTAATAATTAAAGGATTGTTTGTGAATGTTTTGAACTGTGGCTCAACAGATTCTCCCATAGGATCTGTTCCTTTTCCGAATTCAGAACCATAAACGAAGAATTTAATTGTTGCGTTTCCATCTGAGATACCCGCTAGGTTATCTAAGTTTGTACCACCGTAAGGCTTAAGCTTTAACTGAGTTTCAGATAGCTCAATTCCTTCTGTAACATAAGCTTTAAAAACTACACCTGATACAACACCTACTACAGTAGCGCCTTTTCTTACTGCGTGCACTTCTGTTTGAGATGGTTGATCAATGTTTTTAATTGCTGTTACTAAACCGCTGCTTGTTGCAACAGTTCCTTGATATGCTAGGTGTAATCTACCTTGCTCAGACCAAATTACTTGATCAGAAGCCATAGGCATTTCAGCACCCATCATTTGAATAAATCCAGATATAGATCTATCTCCATATCTAGTTACTTCCTGCTCATATAATTCAGGTAAGTATTGTTTTGCCCAACCATCATTTTGAATATCTAAATAACTACCAAGAGTAGTCATTTTTTTATAAGCTGGGGTAACAAGACTGCCTGCTATAGGAGCAGCTACATTGTTATTGTCTGCCATTTTAAATTAATTTTTTAGTTTAATAATTTTTTAACTTTAATTTTAACCCAGATTTATTATCGCCCGAAATAGCTCTTACTTTTACTCCGCCTGCATTAACATAACCTTCAGCACTTTTACGTGGATCCATGTTTATGTTTTTAGCATTTGCCATAGTTTCTTTAATAGCATCTGCTTTGCCTTGCTCATAAAAATGATTTGCTAATTCATCAGCGTTGGTAGCAGCAAATAAAGCTTTATGATAACCAGCAGCGTCTTGCAATAAATTATTATCGCCAACATATTTATTAAAAACATTTAATAAATCTGACTGATTTTCTTTTACTTTATTAACATCTTTAACGTTAAACCTAAATTTTTTGTCCCCAACTTTGAAATTAAAACCTTTAAATTCAGTATTAAAAACTTTTTCAGTTTCTTTGTTAAAATGCTTTGCTTGTCTATCTAATAACTCTTCGGTTGATTGTTGCTCTTCATTGTAGCGGTTGAAAAATTCAATAGCTTTTTGTTGTTCAGGTAATAACTTAGAGCCCAACTTGACCTCTTTGTAATATTGATCTTTTAATCCTGTCAAAAAGTTTTTTGCTTTCGCAACCTCTTCTTTCAAAGCAATTTGCTTTTTCTTTATATCTTTTGGTTCATCAACTTCTTCGTCCCAAGAAAAATCTGATTCCATAAGAAAAGATACCTCATCATCATTTAAATGAGGTTTTGTTTGTTTATAATATTCTCTTAATAATGTTTTTTGATCAGCGTTTGTATAATCAGCGCTTAATCTAACATAATCTTCTATACTACCACCTGTTTCATTCATAAATTCTACTAAGCTTGAAACATTTTCAGGTAGTTTTATTTGTTCTTGTGTTTTATCTTCCTGTAGTATTTCTTCTTGTTCCGGTGCGGCGTTGGTATTTTCAACGCTTCCAGCCACTCCTGCCTCGTTAGTTGTATCTGTTTCATCTGTTATTTCTTCTACTATAGGTTGTTCTATTTTTTCTTTTTCGGTTTCCCGTACTTCTTCAGCCACTTCTTGGCTGTTGCTACTGTCTTCGGGTTGTTCGACAACAACATTGCTGTCATCTGTGCTTTGCTCTTGAACGGCATTTTCTTTATTTGTTTTTGATAAATCAACTTTATAAACGCCATCTTCAAATTTAACGCCAGCGTTTTCTTGTATTTCTTTTTCTTTTTGTTGTAAAGACTGTTCTTCAGTCTCTAACACTTTAGCTTCTATTTTTTCTGCCATAATAAAATATTATATAATTATTTAAAAATTATCTTGGTTCAAATTGTTCTAAACCAAACCCACCTAAATTATCCATACCTGCGGATTCAAAGTCTTTTGGCGGTTTACCAGTTTTTCTCTGGTCTATCATCTCACTTTGTTGAGTTGCTTGTATTTTAGTTCTTTTGTCTTTTCTATCTTCTTTATTATTCTCTCTATTTGTAATCACCTGCATTTCCTTTTCCTTAAGCTGCATATTTAATTCAAACTCAAATTGCATTAATTCTTTTTTAATTGCTGCTTCTTTTTCCATTTTTTGAACATCTAATCCACTTTGTGCTTGTGCAATTTGTACTTTGCTTTCTGCAATACCTTGTTGTTTTTGTATTTCAGCAGCCGCAGAAGCTTGACTTGCTTGTGCATTTGAATTTGCTTGAGCTTGTATATTTTCCATTTGTATTTGTCTATCTTGCTCAAACTTTTTTCTTCTTCTTAATTTTAGTAATTGATTAGCTAATTTTAAATTTTTAACTTCACGCACATCAATAGCATCTTCAAGATTTATAGCTTGCTGCTGTAATGCCATTTGTATATTATTTTCTAAAATTTGCTTTTGCTCTTCGTCAGGAGCTAATTCAATAAATATACCAAAGTCATGCAAATGTAGCTCTCCTAATTCAGATAATGCCATAGTATTAAACCTACCTATAGATTCCATTAATGAATTTCGAGTGTTACTAAATTCTAATACATCTGATATTCTTAAAGAAATAGCTTCAGCTGTTTTTAATGTTAAGTATAATCCAGCTTGTAGCACATGTCTTGTTGCTGTATTACTATTAGCAGCTGCGATTTTTTGTAAACCTACTAAAGCATTTGCATCAGGCTTACTACCATCTCTTGCTTCATTCAATCCCGTTACATCTCTCATCATTTGTAAATAATAATTATAAGATTGAATTAAACTTGCAATTTTTTGGTTCCCACCACCGGCACGTAATTCTTGTATAGGCATTTTTGCTGCGCCATTGAAATCACCGTCTTGTGTCATTGATCTACCAATAACAGAACCAGTTTGAAAATACATATTCAATGCTTCTTGTGGATTATAATTTGTTCCATTACCTAAATCAATTTCAGCCAACCCATCAGCATCCAAATAAACACCATCTGGGACTAATCTAGAAAGCACTTGTTGTAATTTTAAATGTGTTATCTGAATCATATCAGCAAATGTAGTCATTCTACTAACTAAAGATTCAGCTTTACCTTTATACATTCTTGGTGCTACTATATTATAACTCATTTGAACTTTTGTAATATCTGACTTTGGTCTTGTCATATTTACAGCTTTGTTCCATTTTAATAATTTATTTCTACCTACAATTTTTACACCTTCATATAAACATTCTATTGATCTATGAACTTTTTCAAATCTAGACCTTGCGTCTTTGGGCGGATTAAATTCATCTGTTTTTTCAATTGCTTTTTGAGCACCTGATGCTGTTTCTTTTATTTTGTATACTTGATTTTCAAATGTTTTATATTCAAAATATAATACGTCAACATAGTCTTTATCGTTGTCTTCAATCTTTTGAGTATAATTATATAATTTAGAATTATTTGCTCCTGAATCTTGTATTTCTTTTATGTCTTCATTAGTTAAATGTGGAAATTGCTTTTTTAATTCAACAATATTTATTTTTTTAACTTCACCAACATAATATAAATCATCAAAATAAGGTGAATCTGTATATGAATAAACAATATCAGCAGGATCTACATATTCTAATTTTATACCTTCTGCGGTATTAAAACTATTTTTAACACAAGCAATACCTAATACAACTATATCATAATCTAATCTTTTCTTTAATAAATGATATTTATTTAAATCTAATATATTATTTATAGCTTGTTCTTCAGCGATTTCTATAGCTTGTTTGTAATCAAGCTGCATATGTAGTTCTAATTCTTGGTTATTAGCTGGTAAATCATTTTGGTCATTTTTAAAAGCTGGAACACCCAATTGTTGTTCAATATTAGAAAAAATTTGTTTATTTTGCATTTCTACCAGCATGTCATTTACATAGTTAGTTCTTTCTTTACTACTAGCTTCATCTACAGAATAACATTTAACATCATATAGTCTTTCTCCAATACCATTAACTACTATATCAACAAACTTAGGTATAATAGGTACTGGTTTCCAATCTAAGTTAAGATATGATAAATCACCGTTAATTGATAATTCATCTTTATATTTTTGAATAGTTTGTTCTCCTCTTGCGTATAATTTTAATCTATGAAAGTTATCTCTATTTGAAAAATAACGTGTATTTCCAGCATCTTTTTTAAACCATTCCGACTCTATAGCTTTACCAACTTGTAAGCCATAGCTAGGGTCTGCTTTCTCAATATCGCTTAATGCTTGACTTGGAAAAATACCTTTAACATCGTATTTCATTTATTGTATTATTTTTGAAATGTTTCCTTTATTGTTGTATTTAGCAAAGCTAAAATTTACTTCTTTTTTTAATTGCCTTTGTGCATTTGGGGCATATTTATTTTTATTACATGCCATTATCGCCAGTCCAGAACTTATCGCAGCATCGAATTTAGTTCTTTTATTTATATCAAACTTTGCCCAATCATTTAAAGTTTTATTAAAATACATATCACCATAGGTGCCGTCGTGTTTTAAACCAACATAGGTATTTATGTAACTTTCAATTGCCGCGGCATGTGCTTGCCTTATATCTTCACTTGAGTTTGGTATACCACCTATTTCTTTTTCTGTAACAGATAGTTTATTCCAAAGTTTATCAGGTCTATTCATTGAATATCCTCTATATCCTCTTCTTTTTAAATAATATAATAATCTTGGTTTATTATTTTCTGCAAGTAAAGGCATACCGTAAAAGTGTAAAGCCATTAATATATCTTCAAAAAATATTTCAGCTGTTTGCGGCCTAGCTATATATTCTAAAAAAAACATATTAGCAGGAACATCTTCCATACTAAATTTTGTGAGACCGTGTAAAGATCCTTTAGATCCTTTACCATCTGTTGTACCGGATATATCATAACTATCACAACCAAAAGCTCCAATATGATCATTAGCGGGATATTTAATACCATTTTTAAATATTATTTTATTTTGTAAATGTTTTTCTGGTACCCAACTAACATTAAATCTACCATTTGGGTTTGGTGTAAACTCTACTTTCGAGTCTTGCACCCCATTTTTCCACGAAAAGCTGCCACAAGTGACAAGAGCGCTGTATCTACTTTCTTCATTGTAGTCAATCTGTTCGTAAATCTTAGCAAGATTAAATATGCTATTGCGAGTTTCATCTCTGAAAGCATGTTCTTCAGTCCTCGGAAATTGTCTATAAAATTCATTTAATGCGTCTTGATCTCCTTTTAA